ACCTTCTACCGCCTTGCGGAATTGTTCCTTTGCCTCATCTCCAAGACGCGGGTCGATATTCAGGGCGTCCTTCAGCTGAGTGCTGAGCGTCTCCATACGCTCAGACTCGGTATAGAAGTTTTCGTAGTAGGTCGTAGCGTTGGAAACCAACGCCTCTATTCCCCCCGAAGTATTGAGCAGTGCCGTTTCCATTTCGCCGGTCAAATTGGCGAAGGTCTTGATCGTTGCTCCCAGCTGAGAGAAACCCGTCTGAATAGCGCTTATCTGCTCGAGCGCCGTCGACAGGGTTTCAATATCCTTTGCGGTGTCCAGAACCTGCTTAGCCCATTCGGAAACCCCCGTTTCCTTGAGAGCGTCTCGCACGCTCAGGGCAGCGGCGTTAATCGCCTGCTTCTGGCCTTCCACACCGTCTGCAAAGACCATGGGCGCCCATTTGCTGGTACGCGAGTCTTCCCAGTCGACGAGCACATTGCCGACGGCGTCTGCGATCTTCAGCGAGCCCCAGGCCCCATCCTTGCTGGAGTCGTCGGCAAAGGCAAACGCGACCGAGTAGCCGGCCTTCTTGCCGAAGGACACGGCGACGCCGTCCAGGGCAACGCCAAGGCTGGTGGCAACCTTGCTGACGACCTCTTGAGTTCCGGCCTGCCACTCGTCAGGGTGGCCCATGCCGAAATTGTTCTGGCCGTATATAGACGCGCCCGTTTGAAGGGCCCCGGCCTGGTATATCGCGCCCGCGCCGCCGTGCGGCGTACCGGAATCCCCCGCAAACACGCCATCGACTAGGCCGCCTATTGCGGAGCCGATCGCGGCGCCTATTGGGCCGCCAAACCACTGCCCAACGCCAGTACCTATCGCCGACCCTATGTTTCCCTGGGACAAGTCATAAATGGCCTTGCCGTAGCTCAGCAGACCTGCCGCAGAATTGATCGTGTCGGCGGCGCCGGCCAATGCGTCGCCGGCCTTATAGGCGGCATTTCCGAGGCCGTCCAGCCCCTCGGCGAACGCTTTCCCTCCGAAGTCGTAGGCCGAGTTCGACAGGTAGCCCCCGAAGTCGGTGAACATCGAGCTTGGGGAGTTGAAAGCGTTGTACAGGCTCTTGCCCATACTGAAGACGCTGGCGGTACTGTTGCCCCCGCTACCGCCGGAGGAACCGCCCAGGACGCTGCCGACGGCCCCCTCGATGATCGGTCGGAAAACAAGCGTGCGCGCCAGGTTCTTCAGGTAGTCGCCGAACGACTTACCTCCGGCCATCAGCTGGTCGGTCAGGCTTGCGGAAACGCTGTCGACGGCCTTCTGCCATTCCTGGCGTGATGCTTCAGCTGCCTTTTCGCTATCTGTTCGGGAGTACTTTTCGTTCGTGAGTTCCAGGCGCTCGCGTAGTAGGTCAATCTCCGATTGGAGCTGAGCCTGTTCCGCAGTCATGCCGAATTTGCCCTCGCGGACGCGTTCGAGCTCGGCCGCCTGTTGCTCTTTGGTCAGCAGGATAGCTGATATCCGGGACCGGATAAGCAGCTGCTGCATCATCTCCGTTTGACCCAGCAGCTCGACTTCTTCGCGCAGGGACTTGTTAGTCTCCACTTCCGCGTTTAGGCGCTTGGACTCGGCCGCTATTTCGGCCTGCAGTTTTTCGCTCGCTACCTGACGGGCGATGGCGTCCGTGTATTCTTTGGCGAGCTCCAGATCCTCTTTCGAGAGCTTGACGCGTCCGGTCTGCACGTCCAATGCCACGCGTTCCGCAGCCGTGAGCTCCTTGCGTCCCTCGGCCTGCTCCTGCAAAGCCAGCAGGTACCTTTTAGCCGCGTCTGCGTCTTTTTCAGTCTGCGTCTTTGCAGGTTTGGCTACCTTGTCCGGCTTGTACTTTTCCTCGATGCCGGCCAGCACCTGGGCGTATTGTTTAGCCGCCTGGGCGCTCGTCTTTGCCGCCGCTCCATACTTCGCCTCTGCGGCCGCCAGTTCGATCTTCTTTTTCGTCTCCTTGTCCGCAAACGCGGTAGCGGCGGCCGAAAGGTCGATCAACGTCTGCTGCGTATCCTGCGCGGCCTTGGCCGCGGCTGCCGTGTTCTTTTCGGCTAGCAGGTTTTTCTGAAGCTGGATCTCTTTGTTCTTGAGATTGAGTAAGTCACGCTCGGCATAATTCGTCGGCGTCTGCGTCAGCTGCACGCCTTTCGCCTGGAGTTCTGCGATGCGCGCGGCGGTGTCTGCCAGCTCCGTAGCGATGCCTTGCGTACGCCCGAAATTCTTAACGGCGTCAATCGCCTTGGCTGTGGCGTTCTTGACCTTGTCCCACCCCACCTCGACATACCCGAGGTTCTGCTGTATGTTCTTGGCCGCTGTGGCCAGGGCCTGGTCGTAGGCGTCCTGTGCCAGCTTCGCCGCCGCAGTGGCATCGCCACCTTGCTGCAGGGCCTTGATCTGCTCGTAGACCTTTGAGGTCAGGAAACCCATCTGCTTATTGAGCTCGACGATTCCCTTGACTGGGTCTTCTGCAATCTTTTTGAAGTTTTTGGCTACCTCGTCCGCGGCCGTCCCGGTAGCTTTCTCCCAAGCCAAGGCGGTGCGGGTGTACTGCTCGAGACGGTCTGCGCCGACTCCAGCCTCGGTAGCAAAAATTGTCAGCGCGCCCGCGGCAGAACCCCGGGTGACCCCGTCGAGTTTGCCGAGGGACGCAGCCATGTCGTTCAGCTGCGAGGAGGTCACGCCGGCTTGATGGCCGGACGCCTCGAGGGCAATGACGAACTGCTGGGTCTCCTGTCGGCCGGCCAGGAAACCCGCGCCCATCGTCAACGCAGCCGCGCCGGCCAAAGTCAGGGGGTTCACCATCGAGGCGATACCGCGAGTAACTGCGGTCAGCGCCCCACCGACACCGCCAAACATGTCTTTGATCTGGCCGCCCTGTTGCAGCAGCACCGTGAGGGGCTTCTGGCCGCCCTGCAGAGACACTGCAATATCCGTGAATTGCGCCGGCAGGTTCCGCATGGCGTTGTTGTACGCCGCCTGCGACATGCCGTTGAATTGACGTTCAACGTCATCCGTAGCCGCTTTCCACGCGGTGCGCGTGGCTGCGGCGTTGCGCCGCGCTGCTGCGGCAATGCCTTCTTGGCGCAGAACGGCGTAGCGCTCTAGGCGCGTCAGTCCCTCGACTACCTTTCCGTCTTGGATCTCTACGTCGAGAGTCAGCTTACCTAGGGAACGCGTCGCCATGGCTTACCCCCGCTGGCTGAGATAGCCGGAGGACGTGGGGGCGTCACCGGCGCCGTCTTCATCCTCTCGGGTCAGGCGCTCCAGAGTCGCCGCCAGGTGCGCTATCGTTTGGCGGGCTTGGGCCAGTTCTTGGAGTAGCTGCCGCTGTTCTTGCTTTGAGAGCTCTTGAAAATCGGGCATACCACTCCTTGAGTTTTTTTCGCCGGTCGGCACAGGCTGAACAAGCCATATTCTACCCCTTTCGCTTTGCGATTTTGCCGCCAAGCAGCGCCATTGCCTGCGCCGGTGTTACTGGCTGCCCGCCCAGAGGGGCATCCGGTGCCAGCGGCTTCAGCATCATGTAATCGGACAGCTTTCCCCCGGCAAATGACCGGGCCACTGTAGCCGCGGCATAGTCGTGCGTCCGCGCAGTAACTAAAAAGCCCCGCGCCCGGTATTCATTCCAGATGCGGAGCTCTGCAGTACTCATGCGGCGTTTAGCCTCGGCTATGGTGCGCCCGCCGATGCCGGCGGCGACTAAGTCGCACCATAGTTCATCCGAGGAGCTTAGGCTTTTCCCGCAGCGGCGGAAAGCTCGTCGATCGCGCGATTGATGGACACGACCAGATTCATATCCATGAGCGACGCGCGCTCCTCGGAAATGATCTCGTCACCGTGCTCACCAAAGGTAGCCAGCGCCGCGATCTTCATCGGCAGCTTGGCCGTGCCTGGAAGCGCGGTCGAGATACGTTCGAAGGTAGCGACATTCATCGGTCGGACGAACACTTTCACCTTCAGCGTCTTCTTGCCGAGGTGCGTGCGGTCCCATTCGATGGTCTTGGGGACGGGCTGGTCCGAGACGAACCCGTTTTCTTTTTCGAGGTCTGCAAGCGTCGTCATGCTTTAGGTTTCCTTGGGATACCAGAACGTCTCGCCGCTGCGCTGCAGCGATACCGAGGACTGGACAATGGTGTTGCTCGAGAAGTTGAACGGGAAGCCGGCCACGTAGGCGTCGAACACGTTCCAGGTGCGGTCTGTGGGCAGGTCGAAATCGCAACCCTCAGCAGCTGCCACGACTGCCGTAGCCGCAGCGCCCGTGCCGTCCCCCGTAAAGGTGACCGTAGGGGCCGAGGTGTAGCCAGTGCCGGGGCTCGTCACCGTCACCGAAGTGACCACGCCGCCGGCGACGGTAGCCGTAGCCGTCGCACCCGTGCCGCCGCCACCCGTCAGAGCCACGGTGGGGGCGGTGGTGTAGTCCTCACCGCCATTTGTGACGTTGACGTTTGTCACGCTGCCGGGGGCGGCGAGCGTGGGTACGGAGGTTTCCGGGCCATCCGACCAGCCGACCGCAAACTTGATGGTCTGCTTTGTCTTGCTCAGCTCGAACAGCCGCAAATGCGCCGCCGACTGGGGGTCTGCGTTCAGCGCGATAGTGCCGGTGCCGGGCGTCGTCAGGCCCGCGACGTAGCTGCGGGTACTGCGCTCGCTCAAGCAGGTGTTGTCAATCTGGTCGGTGCTGTCGGTGCCCGGGTCAATCGAGGTCACGCAACCGAGGCTGACGACTTCGCACAGGTCGGGGTTTGTGGCACTGGGGATGAGCGCGAAAGCGTCCGTGCCTTGGGTAGCTACTGCAGCCATAGTAAAGGCCTCCGTAAAAAAGAGTCTAACGATTAACCCACCAGCTGGACATGAACGTAAGCCGGTAGCGCTTGGTTCCTGGGTCTCGAGTTGTTCCAAGCCAGGCGGTAACGGGGTATCGAATCTCGATGGCGTCCCGAATTGCCTTGCCTGCCGCCTCTACGCTTTCGGCCGAGGTTCCGTACACGTCGAATTGTACTATCCACTGGTCGATATCGGGGCGCGTGCCCATATAAATCTCTGGCGCGCCGCCCTGGTCCTGCCAGACGCAGTACGGGTCGACGACGCCGTCGGGGGCCAGGCCGAACGGATACACCCTGCAGGGACTGGCGCCTAGCTGCGCGCGAACGGCTGCCGATGTGGACAGAACAGGGAAAACGGGAGGCGTCATAGCTGAAGTTTACCCAGGTTCTGCTCAGCCATTTTGTATATCTCCTCGGTGACGTCTTCCGCGCGCAGCAGCATGGCCGGCAACAGGAAAGGCTGTGCCGGCATTTTCTCGGTTCCGAGTTCGAGCAAGTGCCAATGCGGGGTATTCACGCCATCGTCGGGGTTCCCCTTCGGCATGCGCCCGCGGGGGTACATCACGCCAATGCTGAAGGCCACGCCGTTTATCTCCCGCGAGCGTCGTTTGCGATAGCGCACGACGATGTTATTTGCGATGCGGCGCGCCGTGGTGGGGTCGTCGCTTTCGCGCACCAGCGCCCGCGCCTGCTCGGCGATGATGTTCGCGCCGCGCCGCGCCGCCGGCTTCAGTATTTTGTCCTGGAGCTCGCGCGGCAGCTTGCGAATGGCTTCAGCTAGTTTCGGGTCGCGCGTGCGCTTAAATTCAATCATGCTACCGCCCGTCGAATATGACGCCTTCAGAAACAGGCGTCGTGAGGTATTCGAGTCCGCTGTCGGGATCCGGCAGAACTCCCAGCACCGCATAAACCTTGGCAGGGTTGCCGTGCAGCACGCGCATGCCGGCGGTAATTCCGGGGTCGGCGCGGAAGACAAAGCGGCCCTTCACCTCGGACTGATACGAGGACGCCGCGATGAATTCTCGCACGCTGCTGGCCACGAACTCGGCCCACCGGTCCGCATACGGGATCCAAGTAACGACCGACTCCCCGTTCGAGGGGTTTTGCGACTCCACCGACCGCTGAATGGTCACGCGGTGGCGGAGGCGACGGGAGGCGATTCCGGCCATGCTATCTCCTAGGCGAAAGTCGGGCGGCGGTGAGGGTACAGCAGCGCGGTGACGGCGGCCGGCAGGTAGCCGTAGCCGTACCGTTCTGCGACGGCGTATTCGTTCGATCCGTCGCGCTCGCGGTACAGGTAGGAGGCCATCACCAGCGCGGCGGTCTTGAGCACTTCGGGCGATGCCGTGATGTTCTCAGCGGTCACGTAGCGCTCGACCTCCGCGGACGCTGTGGCAATCATGGTCTGCAGCAGCACGTCCTCGGCGTCGGTGTCGATGCGGGACTGGAGTTTGAACTCCTGGAGGGTGATGAGGTTGGGCATGTCTATCCTCTCTGTCGGCCTTCGGGCCGAGGTAACGGGAAGGGAGGCTTCGGATAGGGTGCGGGCCCGTTCTCGTTGTCGCGGTATACCCGCTCGTTCCGGCCGCGCCATGCATCAACGACCGCTCGAACCGAAATCGCGGCGACCGCAATCGATACGGACAGCGCGATCAGCAGGAACGCGCCAGCCGCCGTCCACAGAGTGAACTCGTGCGGGCTCACAACTTCACGGGAGCCGCAGCGTCCCGGCCCTTTTTCACCGCCAGAGTCCAATCGGTGGACCCGTCGCCGGGCTTGGCC